CGAGGGTGAACGAGGTATCGCCAGCAGATTTTGCCCCCTGGGCCGTCGCGTTCCAGTCGGCATCCTCGTCGTCGAGGTAAGTGTCGTCATACGATTCGGCGGTCATTTCGCCCGGCGTCAGCTCTTTAATTTTCGCCAGGCGGTTCCAGTCGATATCCGAGAGTGGGTTAGCGAAAGCGTTGCCCGTTCCGGTGTAAAGCCAGAGGGTGGTACCGGCACCTTTCACGGGCGCCAGCGGGTTTGGAGTAGGCATAAGAACCTCTTAAATTGAATAGGTGATTAAGTACGTGAAATCGACTGAACCCCAGGTGGCCATTTCATCATCCCGCTGATAGTCATAACCCTGCGGGGTGAACGTCTCGACCAGTTCGGTCAGACCAGGGATGAAGGCCATTGCCGGATACACTTTCTCTTCCATCCAGGAATCAAGCGCGCTGTCGGGGCTGGAGGCTTTAAGAAATACCTCGATGTGAACAACCGCCTGCCACGAATCTTCATCAAGCGAATCGCCGGTGTACTCCGCGTCAGAAAGGTATACAGCCACGGCAGGGAGATCCTGCTCTTCAAGAAAAACAGGGCGCCCGTCAAACCAGGTGACCGTGTCGGTGATCTCGGCTTTCAGTTTTGCCAGAATGGCTGCACGAATTGCGCTGTGTCTGTTCATCGCTTCAGGTGGATCCTCAGTTGGTTTTTCAGGGCTGCGGAAAGTTCTTTGGGCATATCGTTGTCAATAAGGCGCTTTGAAACAGCGGTGAAGGCCACGGTGAGCGGTGTCTCAAGAGGAACTTTGACCACATCAATCGGATAACGGGCCTGACCTACGCGCCGCATGACCTGCCAGCGCCCGTTCGAGAGCTGTTGGATAAAAGCGTTACGAAAGGTATAGGGCCCGATTGTAAGGACGCTGCCCGCTCCTTTTCTGGCCCCTTTTTTACGCGAGAGCCGGACGCGCGCCGTGCCGAGCTTTATCGCAGGAAGATTACCGCGGTTGATTTTTATCGACGCGACCGGGCGATCGTGACGGGCCTTGCGCAGACGGGAACGCTGGCGGACCAGACGAACCGGAAGCCCCTTTTTCCGGTTATCATCAATTGTTGCTTCTTTCGCTACAGCTTTGCTCCCCTGGCTTATCGTTCTGCTGGCCACCCGGTTTAGTGCTTTTGCGGTTGCCTCAGGAACGATTAACCGGCTGAGGCTGTTCAGGTTCTGAATAGCCCTTTCCAGCCCTTTCACAGACATAGCGCCTCCTCATTCGAGATGGATGCGGGATTTTCCGTTGAACATGTCATAGCGGGTAACGGTCAGGTTCTTACCGTCGTAGTCGACGCTGTCGTTTCGGCGTGGCTGGTAAAGCTCAGAGAAAACCACCAGCGAAGTACCTGTTCCCGACAATGGCCCCATTTCCTCGAGCTGCTCGGCGGGAACAACGTCATAGCTGCTGCCATTGATGATCGCTGTCTTTCCCATCTTTTTTATGGTGGCCGCGTCCATGCGCGCCGCCATCCGGTCAAAGGGGTTAGGCATTGATCTTAACTTCAACAACGGTGGTGTTTGCCCCTGCATCTTCCCAGGCGATGCCCGTGGCAACGGCGTCCGTTTCTTCGATCGTGATATTGCCGTCCTTCAGATACACCTGCGCCCCGGCAGTAACCGCATCTGCGGATACTTTTGGCAGAAGGAAAACACCCTCAGTAAAACCATCCCCGGTATCGCCAGCCGGGATATCGGTAATTGCCACCGCGATAAGTTTTCCAACAACAACCGGGTCGCCGCTGTGAACATCGGTTGCACCATTGTTTACCAGAGGGATCGTTTTCCCGTCCTGCGCATAGTTCTTAGCCATAACTTCTCCATTCAGCCCCTTGCGGGGCTGGTTTCAGGTATAAAAAAAGCCCTTATGGGCGTCTGTTTGTCAGGACTGTTTTTTACTGACCAGAGGATTTGGTCATGCCGCGATAGTCCAGCGGCGCCACACCTGCATCAATACGCACTTTCGTGGCGATACCGTCAGTGGTGAAGCCTTCCTGCTGATCGATGTATGGCGTGTCGACGCCGTTGAGATAAGCGACCTCGATGGTGTCGGTGCCCTTCGCGGCAGCCAGATACCAGGCTTTCGCATCAGCTTCATCCAGGCGCGGTTCGGCAATGACTTCTGCAAAATTCTGGATAGGGTTAACGATCCCGGCATTGATGTCCGCACCTTTAACACTGGCCGACTTGATGGTCTGATTTGCCAGAGTTTCCAGGGCGACGGGCACCAGCATGTAGGCCGGACGGATATTCAGGGTTCGCTCCCCCTCCTTCTGCAAACGCATCAGCTTGCGCGATTCGTCCAGGCTGGCCACAGAAATTGCGCCCGAGCTCAGGTTCTTGTGATCGGCATGGAACAGCGCCTTTCCGTCTGAGAGTTTCGGGTTTTTGGTCAGAATGGCGTAAACCAGATCGCCAATCGTTGCTTTCGCCGCGCGCCCCATCTTCATCGGTACGTCGGTAAGCTGGTTCAGATCGTCGTTGATGATCGCCTGGCGGGTTACTGAGAAGATTTCACCATACGTGGCAAGCGCGATGGTTTCGCCTTTGTCACTGGTAGTGATGTACTTGTACTCAGCCCCTTCGCGAACCTGTCGCAGAGAAGGGAAACCACCCATACCGACACGATGCGCCGTTTTGAAGTCCGACAGCTGGCCTTTTTTGGTCCATTGCTCGAAGGTTTCCTGCGCCTCGTCCCAGCCCTGAATCAGCGCTTTGTTAGCAACATCAAGCAGAATGTTGCCAAAGTCAGAGGTGCTGTGGGTCAGCGCCAGGCCAACCATCTGCATCGGGTTGTAGCTGGCCACGCCGATACCTTTTTCAGTCAGGGCCATACGCGCATACTCGCGCAGCGTCATACCGTTATAAACGTTATCCCGCTCCTGACCTTCGAACCCGGCACGCGCCATCAGTGCCTGGCGAATACCATCCGCGACGAAGTTACCGTTGCCCGCATGAATATGCGGCTGGGTGGTTTTATTGGACGGCGTGGCCGTTTTACCGAGTTCTGCCAGCAGCAAATCTTTCGCCTTATCGACGGAACAATCAGGGTCGGCCACACACTGATTCTGCAGATCCATGTGCTTATTGCCGAACATGGCAAAGAGATCGCCGATAGCGTTAACACGGGCTTTCTGCTCAGCCAACACCTGCGCGCGGATCGCATTTTCATCCGGTGCCGGGTCTGTTTTTGCCTGCGGTGCCTGAGGCTGGGTAATAACCGGGTCACGCTGGGTAGTGTTGCGCGGCGGGGTGATCATGTTGCGAATGCTTTTTGGCATTTTTTCAAATTCCTCAATACGTTTTGAATGAATACAGGCCATAACCTGAAGGGATGGTGTCACCTGGTCGGCAAAACCCAGTTCAAGGCACTCGCTGCCGTTCATCCAGGTTTCGTCCTCCAGCATTGCCGCAATTTCTTCGGTGGATTTTCCGGTTTTCTGCGCATAAGCCGGGATAAGAACGGATTCAACCTTGTCGAGAAGATCCGCATAGTCGCGCATATCGCTCGCGTCACCACCAGCAAACCCCCAGGGCTTATGGATCATCATCATCGTGTTTTCAGGCATGATGACCGGATTGCCTACCATCGCAATCACCGAGGCCATGGAGGCCGCCAGACCGTCGATATGCACGGTAATCGCCGCGCCGTGATGCTTCAGCGCGTTATAAATAGCAATACCGTCGAAGACATCACCACCGGGGGAGTTGATATAAAGATTGATGTGGGTGACGTCCCCAAGTGCCCGGAGATCATTGACGAACTGTTTCGCCGTTACGCCCCAGTACCCGATTTCGTCATAAATAAAAATGTCGGCTTCGCTGTTATTGCTGGCCTGCATGCGGAACCACGAATTACTTTTTGCGCTGGCTTTCGGACGGTGGCGCGCCCGGTTCTTTGGCTTCGGCACTGGTGCCTCCTTTGTCATTGGCGGGGTCGGTGTCAAACACCAGGCCCTGTTCACGGTTCTCGTCAACCTCCGCTTTACGGCGTGACTTAACATCATCCGGGTTGCGACCGCTGGCACGTATCCAGTCGGATTCAGTAGCAGCACCGCCGCGAATCTGCGTTTTCCAGGCATTCGCTTCTTTAACGGGATCAATCCACGGCATAACGGGCCCCGAATAAACCGCGTTATAAAGCGAGTCCATATCGATGCCTCTCGGCAGCTTGATTTCTCCGGCAGCAATAGCCATCTTCAGCCAGGCCCGGTACATGGGCCGGGTCACTGAACCGATGAACCAGTCCTGAAGAATCAGATAGCCGTCGGTTGACTCGACAAGCTCCTGCCGCTGGGCACTGTACGTTCCGTTATAGTTTCTGGATGTGCTGGAAAAGCTGAGGCGACTGCCGGCGGACACGGCACGCAGCTGTCCGTTACGAAACGACTCGAGGTTAGGGTTCGGGCGATCGGATTTAATCATCCCGATTTCTTCCCCGGCCTGCAGCTCGTCATAGAGCATACCGGGCTGAATCATCAGCTCGCGGTCATCGCTGCTGGAATCAGACTCGAAGCTCTGTCCGTCGCCTTTTTTGATATACATGCCGAGTGCGGCAGCAATTCTGGCAGCGGTAAGTTCCGAGTCCTCGTACTCTTTCAGCGCGCTCAGACGCATCAGAACACCTGACAAAAGAGACGTTCCGCGGGTCTGGTGCAGGCGTCGTGTGAATTTGAGATGAAGCATGTTTTCTGCATCTATCTCTTTGGTATCGAACTGACGCCCGGATACCGGCAGGCTTTTATAGACCTGATATTTTTTCGGGCGCCCCCAGTTATCGACAAAAACGCCCTGATTGAGCTGGGTGGCGGCATCGCTGTTCATCGGCACGAAGTCCGGCTCCAGCGCTTCCAGCCAGAACGGCACGCCAGCAACCGGCTGAAGACCATTTCCGGTACCGCGAACCAGCTGAGCAAATACCTCACCGTCCCGGAGCCACGTTCGCAGCATCAGCCGCTCCAGCATGGGGCGGGTAAACTGGGTTGTCACATCGGGTCTTACGGACCATTCGCCCCACTTTCTGCGGATATCAGTGGCCAGCTTTTTAGCTATCTTCCCGTTAGTCAGCATCGGATGCGGTTCAACTATGATGCCCTTCGCACCCACCACCCTTTCTTCCAGCTTGTCGAAAACGCCAATCACCAGATCGTGGTTGTTGTCCAGCCAGCGAGCCTGCTGCCTCAGTGAAACCGCCCCCATCTGGCTGAGCTGATCGGCTGAACGATTTTCCTTCTGGGCTTTGTGGGTACGCGTATGCTTTACCGCCTCATACGCCTTAATAACTGCGCGGGCACGCAGGCGTGAGGCTTTCCAGCCTGGTGAAAACAGGCCAATCGCATCATCTAAAAAACTCATCCAAACCTCGCCAGCCTGTAGCCGGGTCGCCCGCGGCGTTTGTTATTGAGCGTAGCCAGTCGTCGCTCCCATTCCTGACGGCCTTTTCTGATTTCCGACAGGTTTTCGAGCGTCATCTGCTGCCCGTTGAAAGTGATTGATTTCCCCTCCAGAACAGACAGCTCGGCTGCAGCGTAGCGGTCGATCATGTTTTGAATATCTGCTGGATTCACACCCAACCTCCTGACGAAGACCACGGATTAGCCTGCTCGGTTACGGGCTTCTCACGTTTTGGTTTTGATTTAGATTTCGGCGCAGGCGGCGGGGATGGCATTTCGCCAGCTTCCGTCTGCGTGTCCTCGATCCACGTTTCCCGCCGTGCCCACTCAGGAGCAGACGGCCATTTGATTTTTTCGTAACCACTAAGGATGGCGAGCGCGTCAGCATAAACGAGCAGGTCAAATGCTTCGTTTGCGCCCCGGCCGGGCTTACTCCATTTCCCTTCATTCGAGCGTTCCTCATACGTCAGTTCGTCATAGAACCAGCTGCCCAGCCAGGCGGGGAAATGCACATAGCCAGGGCCGGGTGAATCACGCCACAGCGCATTATTCACCCGGTCTTTAAGGGCATCGGTCTGGAGAAGATAAAGAGGCACATCACCCGTCGCCTGTGCGCGGCGCGTTGATCTGCCCGTGTTGTCGGGAAACGTTCGCTGGATAAGTTTGCTGCGCCTGACGCTGTCCCCCTTGAAGAGGTAGATACGCTTACCCAGCCCTTCACGGCGACATCTGCGCCAGAACTTGTAGGCATTATCCGTCACGCCATCTTCCCCCCCTGAGTCCACGGCCATCGACATCAGCCGCATGCCCTTTGACGGGTCAGCTGCGAGTGGCCACGTTTTATCAAAGACGTCGGTGAGTAAAAGATCCCAGTCCTCCGGGTAGCTCGCCGGATCCACCTGCAAGCTTTCCCCGTTGCCGTCGCAGCGCAGCGAATGCCGGATGTTGTAACGGTCAACTATCCAGCGCTCACCCATACTTCCATAACCCGTAATCTGCACAACAAAGCGCCGGTTGCGCCCGGCCTGCACGTCCACGGTCGCAGTGAGAAACTGCACGCCGTCCGGTACCGAGCGTTTTGGGACTTCCTCGGCACGCTGCTCAAGCAATTCACTTTTACGCTGCTCCATGCTGGCCCGCGGCAAATAGGGTCTGCCGAAATCGGTGTTGATCACCGTCTTCAGGGTTTCTTCGCTGCGCGTGGATTCATATTCCTGCTCGGCGGTCAGGAACTTATAAATAAGCTGCGCCCAGGTCTGGTAAGCAGCTGCCGGACCTTCCATCCAGAAGGAGGCAATACGGGAACGACGGCCATCACCGCTAACCTGGCCTTTACTGTCGATGGTTTGCCCGTCCCGGAGCCAGACACATTTCATGTTCAGCGCACGCTTCATGTCCGGTGTGATCCTGCCTTTACAGGCAGGGCACTGAAGAAACGCCGCTTCGCTGGCAAGCACAGGATCGCTGATGTCGCGGTATCCGGTCATATTGTCCATTTCCGGCTGGAAGTATTCGCCGCAATGCGGGCATGGCCAGTAAAGACGACGGCGGTCACCACGGTTATAGAGCGATAAAATTCCGGTGGTCGGAGGGGCTTCATGGGGCGTGGAGCGCCGCCATTTTGTGTCTCTAATATCCCTCCCGGGCGAGCTTTCAACCAGCGTCATCCCGGAGGACATGAATGTCGTGGTACGCTTCGATGCCAGTGAAAAAGCATCCCCCTCCCCGTCGATATCTTCCGGAAAGCGGTCATAATCCGTCAGCGCCACACTCTTATAGTCCGAGGACGACATGATATTGACGGATGGCCAGCCAAGCTTCAGATAGTTACCGGCGCGGAATGTACGGTCGTAGACGTTGTTATCGTTACGTCTTGGGCTTAGCCGGGTTTTAACTTCAGGGCTACAGCGAAAAGTACGGTCCAGGCGTTTTTTGGAATGCTCGCGCGCTTTTTCCTCAGATACCTGAATCACAAGCATATCTGCCGGATCGCAGACAATGTTATAAACAATCCAGCCGTCAATCAGCCCGATGGTTTTACCCGTTCGCGCCGGGCCCACAAACACCACCGCATCGTATTCACGCGATGCCAGGCAGTTCATCGGCTCAATCACATAGGGTGCCAGATCCGGATCCCATGGAACTGAGTTTCCCGCCCCCATTGGCACGCGCATATAAGTACTGACCGCATCGGCCACCGGCATACGACGCGGGGCTCGTAAAATACCGGAGACATCGCGGCGGATGTCCCTGGCGGATGCCCGCTTTGCCATCAGTCCTCCTCAGGCTCTTCCTCCTCTTTTTCAGCGTCCTGCACCCTCTCCGCCATCTGGTCGCGCAGATCATCAATAACGCTTTGCACACGAACTACCGCAGCAGGCGTTAAAGCACAGTCGCGCTCGAGCACATCCGGGAGGGTTTCAAGTACCATGACGACGGCTTTCGCCATCAATGAGAATTCTCGCGCCACTTCATCTGCAGGTATTAACTGCCCCGTATCCTGTTCGAACTTCAGCCTCTCATTCTCTGCTTTCCAGTGGGACAGCCTGTCAGAGGGGGGCATATCATCGATGTTGGCCGAAACGGTAGGGACCATCAGTTCGGTCAGAATGTCGGTCACCAGATAGAGCTTTAACTTGCTGTTGCTGCCTGGAGCAGGTTCAACATTTTTCAGTCTCGCGGCAACCGTCTGACGGTGTACGCCGGTTATCCCTGCCAGCTGGTTGATATTGAGTTTTAAAGTGGCAATTTCCTGGTCCATGATGGTGAACACTTTTTGAACGATTCGACATCTTGCGAAAATGGCCTCTAATTAAATCAAAGACCTGCGCACATGATGATGATGACCCTGGATCCGAAAAACTAGCCGTTTCCCGCGAGCCAGCCGCCCCGTGGTAGGGGTCACTTCCGGGAGGACCCATTGGAAATATGATTTAAGATGGTTTGCTTTAAACATCCTACATAGTCAACCCGATAATAATATCCATATGAAATCCAAACTATTTCACTTTGAGCGCTAGGAAACTTCTATAGAATTTGATTTTTAACATAGAAAATCGCGAATAAGCATTCAGACGGTTGAGCATTGATCTTTAATGAAATATAAAAATGGATAGCTCAAAACACCAATGAGGTATTTAAATGAACCCAAGCCATCTCGCATACTTTCATAAAATTGAAACCTTGCATGAACAAATGAACATATTCACCAACAACGTAAAGAATGAAATCGTCCTTTACTGCCAAAACAACCAATTTGGTGGAGAGTTGACCGCTACGTTAGATGAAGATGGTAATTTGATTGTTAGCATGCCATCTCTCTGGATGCAATTTATTAGTAGCCAAAAATTTATTATTTCACATAAAAGTGGCGTATATGTTCGCCTGAATTTCCATGCCAATGATTCACATAAACTCGCAATTGATTTTTTAAGCGATGGCAATGTAAACATCTTAAACTCTGCAATAAATTATGACGGCAAAAAACTTTATAATGTGCAATCACCAACCTTACAGTATGATTATAACGATGAAGCCTTAATCCCAGCCATAATCGAAAACCTCTTTCAATCAGCTACTTTTGACTGATGTACAAGCCTCACTCTAATGGTGAGGCTTGCATTATTTAAACGCGAAAATAACTAAACTTTCAGCTTCTTTTTTCTGTCTAGTAAATTAAGACAAACTTAACAACATGGAGTCCAACCTTCATATTTATTTAATTGGTGTTTTTCTGAACGTTTCAATTTCCCGGATTGATGCAAAGTTATTGTTGCCCTTCTCAATAACCGATAATAGAGGCTTGATCCAGAGCGCTGCCTGGCAATAAGTCAGGGTACCGGTGGCAGCGGTACTATCATTGGTTGCGTTAACGCCGCTGGAATCTGCGTGCATGGCGCTGGCACGTAAACGGTGCGCGTAGCTGAGCAGCCCACCAGCGACATCAGCAGGAACAGGCAGATCACAGGTTTTTTCACGGTGGAGAATCTCCCGGTATTCGATTACGGTTTCTTCATTGCTGGTGTCGATCAGGGAGTTAAGCCTATTGGTATGTTCTGCAACCTGATTGAATCGATTGAAATTGAATGTCTGGGTGGCGATCACCTGTCCCTGCAAAGAGTTGTCACTTCTCAGAACGTCGTTATCACTCTGCAGGCTACTGGCGTCTGAACAGCTTTTAACGAGTGCGACAGACAGGCCAGCAATGACGACAATCGCGACTGGGAAAAGATTAAGTTTCACTGGTCTATCCCCCAGCATGCCAGAGCGCTTTCCTGATCGCGTCGTTCCACCTGACCATAGCAGCCATTCTTCTGACCTTTGGTCAGGCGGCAATCACGGCCACCATCTTTAATCCACCAGCGGATAGCATCACAGGCTCCTTTCCGGTCTCCAGCATTGATACGCTTGTAGAACGCCGAGGGGAAACATTTACCGGGGCCGATATTGTACGGGCAGAACGAAGCAATACCCGCTTTTTGTGGTTCGGTCAGCGGCACCTTAATATTGCCATCAACCCACGCAAGCGCTCTATCACGTTCGATGGCGTTTACCTGATCGCATTTCGCCTGCGTTAGCTTCATGCCCTGCACCACCGGTTTACCATCAACCATCGTGGCACCGCGGCAAATAGTCCAAATACCTCCGCCGTCTTTGTATGCAGTAAGCCTGTTCCCTTCCTTCTCATTCAGGAACTGATCGAGGATTGTCGGTGCGGATGCTCCAGCAAGCACCAACCCAAGAACAGCCGCGCTCAATTTTGCCCGGTTCCCCATTACTCACCTTCCTTTTGTAATGCCTCAACGACCACGCTTGCAGCTGCGGGACGTTCGTGAAGTGGTTTGTCACCAACGCCTTTCAGGTAGTCATTGACCATTTTCGTTCGCTTCTCGTCTTCTCTACGCCTGCGGTGTGCATCCACCCGCCCATTGATGTAGGAGGCAAGTGAAATAAGCAGACCAGCAGCGCCAAAGAACATGAACACCAGATCCTGAGTGGTAAATCCAATGGCAGACGCCAGAGCTGCTACCCACGCGAAGAACTGCGTGAAGATGTTCCCTGAATCGTTCATTTTCATCGTCTCTCACCTCGCTGTGTGCGGGTGCTATGTGGCGGAAATAAAAAAAGGCCGCCAGTGGGCAGCCTCAAAAAGAAAAATCCCACCAATTCTGGCAGGATTTCGATGTTTAAGCGGTGTGATGAAGTAACTACTCTTATCAGGTTACGATATATTTTGCGTACGCGTTAGCATTTCATTACAATTCTTTTGTTTGATTCTAACCTAAGGCTATGTATGAACTATTCTAATACTAAGAAAGATGGTCTCACGAAAAAATGCCTTGTGAGAGCTTTTAAAGTAAACACAGCATCTACCGATATCCTATTTGACCAAATCGTGAAATCAAATGGTTTTAAGGTCGACACTGTAATTAAGATCAGTACAGAGAAGCATCTTATGCTTAAAGCATTTGAGACTGAGAATAATTGCCATTACATTCATGTTGCCCTTTTCAATCCTAAGGCTCAAGTATCAATTACACCGCTACAAAAAGCGGCTAGTGACTTACTTGATGTAGAAAATTTGGATGATCTTCATGCTTTTTTAATGGTGAAGGATAATCGAATCGCCTCATTAATGCAGATTTCAACCAACTGGTGTGAAGTTAAAATAGCAAAAATTTTTAAAGAATTTGGTATATCTGTTACACCAACAGCTATTTTACAAAAAAATGTTATTCAGAAAATAAAAGACGATAAATTAAAAGCTCTGCACCTTAATATTGATGTAGAAGAATCAGATTTTATTAAGACACCAGGGTTATTAGAGTCAATATTCCAAAAAGAACCGAAAGTTAAAGCGAAAGGTATTTCTGGTCATTTGACAATTGATGCGAAAGGTAACGCTGAATTAGCTCAGTCAATCGAAAATGATCCTGCGAATTGGGTTGATGACTTGGATAGTGATTTCTACATTGAAACTAAAAAAGGTGATAAGTTCTATAGTGACGATTTAAAGCTTACCAGAACCTACTTTACGGTGCCCTATGGTTCAAAATCTATAAATGCGAAATATGCAAAAGAAATCCTAGAGGATTTTGTAGCAAAAGAGCTATAATGATAGCATAGTAAAGGAGGCTAACATGCAAACTAATTTTAATATAACAGGCATAATAATTTCAACGCTAAACATTGTAGCCTCCTTTTGTTTTTCTGCATTCCTGACCGGAAGCTTGACCAATAATACAGATGCACTAAATCTTGTGGCAAACGTTTTTTCCATATTGTCTGGATTTCTTTTGCTTGTAATAACCATGTCAGGTGAAAACTCCACATTAATGAGCAACATTAGTGAGCTTGATGCAGCAAACCAAGAACGAAGATTTTTAATGCGCTTCAATAAATATTATGCTCTATTTTTGCTTTACATTCTTACATTAGCATTGATTTTTATCTTTTACCTTATTACAAAAGATAAAACCAATACATCCCCAACCCTTTCTACGATAAAATCTATAATCGGACATTCTATTGCTTTTCTTACTTGCTTCTCATTTATTCAGTCGACTTTTATACCTTTAAAAATAAAAGAATTATTTAAAGAAAAAAGAGAGCTAAATAAAAAATAAGCTGCTCTCGCAGCTTATTTTCAAAGCATACATAATACTCCATCGATAAATCCAAGTGCAGTTTGCAGATCCTTCCTAATCGTTCCGTCCGAGCATTTACGACTCTTCGCGATCGCTCGCAGCGAGATCCCAATAACAAAGTGAGCTATGATTAGTTCATATTCTTCCGGCTTGTACTTTTTCAGGCGTGAGACACAGCCATCAATCATTATTCCTTCATCGTCATCACATTGCAGGCGTGATTTCTTACCGTGCGGCAGTAGACCTTTAAAACCAGCAGCGATTGGTTGCCAGTCGACTCCACTGCTATCAGCAGCAGCCCAGGCCCCCCAACGGTCCATTACCTCGTACATGTCACACATTTTTCTCTCCAATGTTTTCGATAATTATCATTCCGGTTTCGCCCCATACTTTTGATGTCCGGGCGTCCCAAATGTGGGAATCATCCTCAAACAAGGCGTCCAACAGAGATTTTGTTAAGTTGTCCAGATCGGGCTTTTGCTGGTGGGGCTGGCCGTCCATAGACGCGCGCTTTTTCTTGCTCCAGCTCTGCGGCATCGGCAAAACGAAGGTGATATGGACGCCGTTATCCTGTACCTGAATTCTATGAAGGCGTTCTTCATCGCAAAACATGCGATAGCGCATCACCGGCGGACGCTGTTTCCACTTATCAGCGCGGGTCATGCGGGGTTTTCCGACAGGAATGATGAGGTATTTAGGCATAGAACACTCCCAGCTCTAACTGGACCTGCTCCAGCAGCTGCAACTCGGTACCAAAGTTTCTCTCCCATTGCTTACGGCCAGCATGAATGGCCACACCATAACCGCCGTTGCGATGATGCATATGGCACAGGGGAATTGATTTCCGATGGTCAGCACGCTGGCTTGCGCCCTGCCCGGTTCGGATGTGGTGGATTTCCGCAGGCGTTTCGCCCAGGTTTTGATTTCTGCACACGATGCAGCCCAATGCGGCCACACGCGAAAGATGGAGGCTATCTGCTTTCTTCATGCTGGACCACAAGCATAAGCAGAAACACCGCACATAGACGGGCGGTGATAGTTGTTTAGGGTAATGCTCTGCGCCATTTTGATTCCTCAGGTTGGCGCAGTAATCAGTGGGTGTTCAGCCCGTTTGATTATTATAAATCAACACTTACGGCTTGAGAACCTTAAGGTCATTTTGCAAGGAGTTTAGGTTTACAACCCGGTCTTCATCACCCAGAACCTGGGATGAAAGCCTGTCACCTTCCCGGCGAATCAGTGTGCGCAAGGCATTACTGGTCACCAGGTAGTCGGTGATTTCACCATCGCTAAGACATAAAACAAGCAGTCCGTCTTTGGTGAGACCGGCGGCAAATTCATTCAATTTCATGGGCACATCCCTAAAATGGATTTCCCCTTGCGGGGGCGGTCCTTTTCTCCCTGCATGCTGATTTCATTAAGGGTTCCGCTAACCAGATGTCTAATAGGTTAGAAAGAGCAATTTCGTTAAATTGTTCTGTCTAACCGATCGGCAATCAATACACAGGAAGCAGTCGTTGTTTGCTAAATAACCGGCCTTTCATCAGTGTCAGTTATATTGTTAAGCAGGTGAGTTACAACACCAAGCACATCGGCATCATCAAGCGCATCACCTTCAATAGCCTCACCATCTGTTGTGATAAGAGCTTTTCCCTGCACTGTGGCAAGGTCCAGTCTTCCGCAGAAACAAATCAGCACTATGTCGCCAACGCCAGGCATTCTGGCAACATTTATTATCACGAACCCGGCTGGTGTTTCGATTGTTCGGCAATTGCAGTCGTTGCCGAAAATGTTGGCGAGTGAGATTGTCTGTTCTGCATAGTCTGCTGCTGATGATGGATAACCCATGATAGCCACCCCTGACAATTAACTGTATATTTATACAGTAACCCTATATGCACAAATGATCAATGCCTTAAGAGCACAAATTGCCTGTTACTTGTCAGCAGGATAAATCAGAATCCAATTTAATTACTTGAATTTAATAGATTTATCAATTAATTATGACTTCCAACTGACATAGCTAAGGTAGATTTTCGCCTATCAAAGGCAAAGCAAACTACGAAGGGATTGCATCGAATTCACGACCTCAAGCGGTTTTCGACCATTTCTGTCGCTGTATAGAAAGTAACAAAAAACCTCCCTTAAGGAGGTTTTTAATTTTCGCGAAGTGTTTAATGCCCTAAGCGTTTAACCGTAACTGCCATAAGGTTGATTAAGGCAACTGCTACACTCCCTAATGTGCCTAAAGCAACGTTACTCATTTCAACTATACCCAACCCAAGAAGAATAAAAAGGACCAAGCATGTCAATATGGTTAAACAAAAGACACATAAAAGCAGTGAAACAAAAAGCCTAAAGAAAAGACTTTTTTTATAATGTCGCATTTAAGTCCCCTTAAATGCGCAGAAGTCACCGGAGTTGTTCAGGCTCCGATAACATTATTATGGCGGGTTGATGATGGAAAATCAAACAAGAAGATTCATGCTTCATAAACAGAATCGTTCGCAGCAGTAATACGACTTTTAATCGACAGCCCTGTTAAGCAATTAGTCATTGAGCACGTCTGCCACTTATGCCAAAGCCCGCCATTTATGGATACTTCTAATATGTCGTCATTCCCTTTAATCCTGACCCCCTCATACAGCATATCAAGTCGCTCAATCACTAATCCTCCCGGTACTTCCATCCTGATTACAAGGGCAAACTCTCCGGGTGCGCTGCGTATCGTGATTCTTGCTCCAATACACTCTACATCCCAATTGTCTGTTTTAGCGTGCCACTCATTCTCATGGATAAGAAGGGTTTCCTGGCCGATGGAATTACAAAATACGCCCGATAGGAGCATTGGCCCACTGGGATGTTCGGAGGGTTTTACAGATAATATTGGCTGCTCATTAACGACAATCAAATGCTGGCAGTTATGAAACTTGACCCCTGCGAATTTGACTGTTATCGGCGCATTATGAAAATCAAACATTTCACTTGCAAAACCCTCCTGCCTGCACTTCGGGTTACGATCAGCCATTTCAACCGTATGCGCAGACAGCCTTCCGCGCGCTCGTTTTTGATTACACTGCGAGCAAAGAAGCGTCATGCCCTTCGGGTCATGAACTTTTGCATCCACAAAGTCAGGTTTAAAATGCTCGTAGTCATAAAAACCAAACCCGCAAATCACACAGCCAAAACCACATCGCCGCCTAACTTCTCGCTTTACCTCTTCAGGAATGTAGCGTGATAGACCGTGTTTGTTTTTTCCTTCCATAATTGGACCAATAAAAATGAGATAATTCTTACTCTATCAGAACATATCATAATTGTGTGGGCTTGCTTACAACCTCCCCCTTTTTTTTGGGTGAGTTCTCTCTCTAAGGCGTCACATCCTACTAGAATGAGACCTCCGACAACTGCACGGGTTGGGTACTTTTCCCCCTCAGTCCACCAGCCCTTGGTGTCATTTGTGCATTTGAGAAGTAATAAATTGCTCACTTTGCCCCCACCAACTCTTTCCATTTTTCTTGAAGCAACTGCCTGGCCGCTGCCACTCCATCAGGTGGGAAAGAAAATCCCGCGCGGATGCCTGGGCAACCGTTCGAACAGCGGACCTCTGCGGAACCCCAGTTCATTCCGCGGCTGCGAACCTTCAGTGCAGGAGACATGCCGCATTCAGGGCATTTCGGTAAATCAGTCATTTCCCAGCCCCTGCAGCAGATGCTTGTGGCGGCGCAGCTCGCGAACGGCCCCCTGCAGACGCAGCAGGTTTGCCAGCTTCGCTTTCGTGCGGCGGATTTCTGTCGAGATATAGCGCGATGACGGAATAATCAGATCATCCGGACGGCTGGCGAAAGCCGGGATATCCCCAATAATTTCTTCCAAGGTTTTGCTTTCCGGTACCGATGCGGCTTTGACTTCCGCTGCTGCGGGCTCCTGCTGCTCTGACTGTATTGTCGGTTCCCCCGCCAGGCTCCAGGTGATGTTTTTCCCATCAACATGGCGCAGGACCAGACCGTCCTTGCACATTGCACCCAGCGAAGCATTTAGGGCTCGCGGACTTTTACCCAGCTTTTCAGCAACCTGATTGGCGCTCATAGCCCCCTGCCCCTGCATTGCTGACAAAACCCTCTCCACCAGCGGGGATGTCTGCTTGGGTCTGATACGCTTCGGTTTCTGCTCTTTCGCGGTACCGAGAGACCATGCCCCATCGTAAAAATCACATAACCCCTGATCTTTCTGCTCGCGCAGCATGTTCAGCGCTTCAACGGGCTCGATATCCAGGCGGGCAGCAACCTCACGATATGTCGCTCTTTTCATGGCTTTCAGTGCATCCAGTACGGTTTCCATAATTTTCTCCTCAAAATTCACTTAACAGGTCTCAGGTGGCTAACGTTTCCGCGATAGCTCTCCCAGTCAAAATTCACCCAAATGCCGTTATCCATGCGCAGGCGATCAATAACCCTTGCCCCCAGGGTCTCTATCAGCGCGTCGTAATTCAGGTTGGTTAGTACGCCAACGGGGCGCATAGCGGCCAGCCGGCGATCGATAATCTGGTTCAATAAAACTTTCTCGCCGCGGCTGTCGCGCTGAATGCCGACTTCATCGAGCACCAGCAGATCCACTTTGCAGAGGTCGTCCAGCAGCGCGGCTTCAGACTGCCCTTCGTCGTAGCAGGCTCGGGCGCGCAGGGTCAGATCCGGCACAGTCACAATCAGAACCGTTTTCCCCTGTTTCAGCAGGTAGTTGCCGATGGCCGCTGAAAGGTGGTTTTTCCCGGTACCTGGCTTTCCGGTGAAAACGAAACTGGCGAACCCTGTACCAAAATTTTGCGCATAGCTCTTTGCCATACTCAGTGCATGCCGCTGGCCGTCGCCCTCCACCTTGTAGTTCGCGAAGCTGCAGCTGCGGTGCAGGTTCTGGATCCCGGATCGCCCGAAAATTTTCTCTGCCCGCGCCTGCTGGTTGATCTTGTCGATCTCCGCTGCGCGCTTTTGCCCTTCTTCGCGCTGCCAGGCCATCAGCTCTGCAGCGCTCTTAAATTTGGGTTCTACGCCCGGCGGAATGACGCGGCGAAGGCGATCGAGAATGGAACCCGCGTTTTGCATGCTTACCCCCTGAATCCTGGCGGAACGGTGTTATCGGGACGGGAGATCTGATTGATATCCCGTCCACCAGCCTGGTAATGCCCTGTGCCCGGCGGCGACAGGCGGATAATCAGGTCATCCCATTTTTCGCGCAGTTTGGCCGGGCATTTGACCTGGCGAACCCAAAACGTATCGCTCTGAACGCGCTTGAACATTTCACAAATTTGCTTGTGGCTACGGCCATCAAGGGTGCGCATCAGACGAACTTCGTTCGCCCATGCCGTCCAGTTCGGCTCTTTCGGGCGAACGATCTCGCCGTCAAAGGTTGCGGCCTCCTCGTAGAGTTTCAGCACGCGCTTCCAAATCCATTGCGCACAGGTCAAATCTTCCTGGCTGCCCCACTGGCGTTTTGCAGGGCTGTAGACCACCGCTTCTGGGTGGCGCTTTAAAAAATCGGTTTTGGTCAATTTTCCGTCCGAAGGCGGAGCGTCCGGACAAGAAGTATTTTCTGGTTCTTTGACTGGTTCAGAAGAGTGACTGATTCTGGGTGAATCTCCTTCACTATCCCCTAGTGAATGTGTTGCACCATCTGGTGAATCTCCTGCACCAGCCCCTGGTGAATTTGCTTCACCATCCTGGTGAATCTCCTGCACTACCCTCGCACTGGTATTTGCACCGCTCAGGGTTAGTCGGTAGAAATTGCTGCCATTGCCTTTCGGCCCCGATCTGGTCTCTTTTCGCATCAGTCCAGATTCGCAAAGCGCGGCAACATGATTCATGACGGAACGACGGCTGATCTCACACTGATCAGCGATATGCTGATAGCTCGGCCAGCATTCGCCCTGGTCACTTGCGTTATCGGCCAGCTTAAGCAGGACCAGCTTACGAAGCGGGTTTCCTACCTTGACCTTCATCGCCTGAACCATCAGTTCCATGCTCATAGAACACCTCGATACAACTGAACTAGGCTGCGTTCGAACAAGTCGAAACCAGCTTCACCTTGACGCCGACCATCTGCGCCAGCGCGTCGATCGCTTCCAGAGTTTCGCGTCGGATTACTGGTTTCGGTTTGCCAGTGAAGACCGCATTGGTGGCTTCGATGCACTCTTTGTTAACCCTAGCCGCCTGGTAGTGCATGCAGTCTTTCTGCGCCAGTTCGTTATCAATGGCGGTACGGATGGCATAGCTCAGCGCTTCCGCCTGTTTCAGGTAATTAGGCGTATCGTTGCGGAACGCACGCTGAATAATCTGCTTGTTGTTATGCAGTCGGCGCGCGTACTCGTCAGGGTCCGTCACGTTATCCAGTGGCTGAAGCAAGTCACCGAAGTGATGCGGGGTTATCAGCTGCGTGACCGTCTTCCAGCCCTTTTCCTGCGCCCAGGACTCCAGCTCACATGCCAGTTTTTTGATTTCCATCAGTCAGTATCCTCCTGAGCTGTTGTGTTATTTTTTGGCTTGTAATCAGGCCAAATTTCAGCCCAATCGCTTGGCCGCATGTCAGAACGAGAAACCTTTCCATCGGTAAAGGTTTCGATAACGATGCATCGACTCGGCGAAATAGCAGCCCGCCCCGTTGCAAGTTGGGAGAGGTAAGATTTCGATATCCCAAGGTGTTGCTCCAGCGCCTTGCGGATCTTTGGCCCACCGGCTTTCAAAAAGTCATTGAGTTGCATAATTGCTCCTGTGTGTTGAGTTATAAGTTTATAAACCACTAAACACTAATGTCAAGTTTTTGCTTGTTTAGAAATTACTAATCAAAATGACTGCATGGACACAAAAGAAATCAGGCGTAAGCGCCTAGCGGCATGGTTTTCCAGCAGAACCCTGCCGGAGAAAGAGAAGAGCTACCTTTCACAGCTGATCAACGGCAAAGCGTCGTTCGGCGAGAGAGCTGCGCGCCGTATTGAACGAGATTACGGCATGGCTCCTGGTTATCTTGATGAAGAACCTATGGGTGAAGAGATAAAATCCCCTCGCCCATTTGACGCGCGCCATGAAGAACTACTAGACCTTTTCGACAGCCTTGCTGAATGGGAAAAAGAGCAGCACATGGTAAACCTCAGGGCCCAAGTTAACTCCATAGACAATGAGCTCAAGGCAAGGCTTAAAGGCAAGAGCAAACAAGAAATCCTTCAAATGCTCAAAGACCTCGAAATAGACTAACTCCCCTAAAGACCGCCTGTTGCGGTCTTTTTTTTCTTCAAATTCAACCACATCCAATTTTTCACGCCTTTTTGTTTACTATTAACTTTACATGTTGGTTTATTTGTTTATAAACTTAGATCAACAAAACACGCAGTAATCAGTAAACGTTCCGCCTACCCGGCGATAAGGGTAAACAGAGCGAACAAGCAGGACGCCCATGAAGTAGCTGCCGGCGACATACTAAACACCGGATGAGATGGAAAGACAATCGCGCAGCAGGTTTACCGTTCCGCCAGTTTGGCCTTAAAGGCACACAGGAGTTAACCATGATCGATTTCGCACGCAAAAAAGCTGGCTGCCAAGCCGTTCGCTTAAATTTGTTTGAAGTTCTGGTTCGTAAGCTTTGCTACTTACTGGCACAGAAAGGCAATCCAGAGCTTAAAGCATGAGCTCGTTCTTTGCCCTGATCGTTACCGTCTGTGCCCTCACCGGGGAATGCTCAGACATCATGCTTGGTGTTTACCAAACAGAAGCTGGTTGTAATTCAGCTGCCAAAGAGCAGCACGTTAAAGGAGAGTGTTACCCGTACAAATCAGCTGACGACCATCAGCCAGCTTTCAAATTTTAATCGAGTTGTGACCAATGGCTGCTACCAGCCCCTTAAAGCACAAAACCCGCGCAAGGCGGGTTAAGTACCCGGTCAGCCGACCAAAGCTTACCGGAATCGAGTTTCGACCAATGACCACTACCCAAGGCGGCAATCACTAGCTGCGGGTATCTTACAACCAAAATTAAGGACCCGATATGGAATTCTTTCATTTAATCAAGGCAACGCAGAAAT